AGCATGGCCGATGGCATCGACTATGCATCTGGCAAGCAGGCAATGGAAGATGTCCGCCGCGCTAGTTGCCACCTCTGGGAGTTTTGTGATGCGGTTGGATTGACCTACGAAGAAGGTAGCCAAGTATCCGTTAAACGGGTCTGGGATGCGTTACATAATTGGTACCGCGAAGAAGGCTATATCGACGACCGCGACCGCTGGTTGGTGGACCCCCCTGCTGATCGCACCGTCAAAGCTGCCCGGCTTTTGGTGCCTGCATTGCGGCAGATCTTCCCCAAACTTGCGTCCGCCAGGACCGGCAAGAGCCGTGACCGGCTTATCACTGGTCTCAAGTTAGACGCATGGTGACGCTGTTGGCGGACGCAACTTGCGTCCGCTACCACCCTTGGCGGACGCAAAGGCGGACGCAAATTTCCCTGTCTCTATCTACCTTTTTACCTTGGCGGACGCAAATAGGGGTTAATAAACGCCTATAGGGAAATAAATGGGTTATGTAACGGGGTGAACATTATGTAAACTATAGGGGGAGTAGGAGAAGGCCGATTTTGCGTCCGCCTAGTGTTTGCAAGGCTTTTGGCGTCCGCCTAAGTGCAATTTGCGTCCGCCTTCGCTCAAATCCCAGTCATAGCCTCAAATTTTGCGTCCGCCCCCATGCAAGAGATCAAAGTCCGTTTTCAGCCCGCTGACCTTGCCGCCCTGGACCATCAAGCGGCAGCAGCAGGCACCAGCCGGGCGCAGCTCATCCGTGACAGAGCGTTAAGCCCTGCTCTTGCACGGTTGAACACGGTGGAGTACCATGCGCTGGTTGCTGATGCAGTTACCGCTACCCGTGGTGACTTGCCTCGGCTGCAAGTTGAATATCTCGTTGCTTATGTCATCACCAGACTTGATCAACATCACCGCCAAGCAGTCGCCGGTTATCAACCGGCTGCATGACTGCATGACCCAAGCGATGGCATACGCCCATGCCATCCGCGACAATGCTCAAGATGACGGCGTGCCCATCCCCGTAGAACTCGTCGCCAGCTTCCAAGACGATTACAACAACATCCTCGCTGCACTCCATGAAGCTCACAATCTCGCAAGCTGATCTAGACCATGCACTGCGCACCATTGCACCTGCAGTAGGCGTTCGCAGTTCGCACCCGATCCTCGACTGCTGCCTAATTACTGCTGGTGGCGGCAATGCCACCATCACCGGCTACAACCTCGACCTCGGCATCACGGTGACCATCCCGGCAGCCGTTGACACCGCCGGCACCGTTGCGTTGCCGTATCGGCTCCTAGCTGGCCTTGTAAGCCGTATGGACGACGGCGAGGCTGTGGAGATCGCAGATGGCGCTGTAAGCGCTCCTGGAGGCTCTTACGGCCTTGCGTTGTCCGATGCAGCCGACTACCCCGCGATGCCGGTTGTAGAGGCTCCTAGCGCCGACTTGGACATCACCGCTGGCGTGCGCGCTTGTCTGATGGCTGCCAGCACCGACGCATCCAAGCAAGTGCTGCAAGGCATCCACCTTGCTGGCGGCTACATGGAAGCCACTGACGGCCACCGGCTTATCCGTCTTGCAGTGGACCTACCCGATGGCATCAACCTCACCCTGCCATCCAGCACCATGAAGCTGTTGCAGGATCGCACTGTTGGCATTGCCGCAGCTGCTGGTCAGGCCGTCATCGACGCAGGTGATGGCATCACCATCTACAGCCGTATCCTTGATGGCACCTACCCCGACGTGGCCAAGCTCATCCCAGATAGCTTCCAGCACGCCATCACCCTTGACCGTCATCGCTTTGCCCGATGCCTTGAGCGTGTGGCACTCATCGCCGAAGCGCACAACTCTGTCGTCAACTTGCACATCGGCGACAAAGGCACCATGATCATCAGCGCCGATTCTGACGGCAGCAACGGCACCGAAGCCATCAAGTACGACGGCAAAGCTGGCAAACTAGCGCTTGCCTTCAATGTCCACTACTTGCTTGATGGCCTCAAAGCCTTCCGGTCGGCGGAAACTGTTACACTGTCAGCAAATGGCCCAACCACACCCGTGGTCTTGACGCCATCCAACGCATCAGATCAGACTTACCTGATAATGCCTGTGCAAATTCGCGGTTAACAACAGTGGCGCGCAAGTGCAATAATGCGGAATCAGAGCAGCGTGTAAACGCTGTTTATGACTTGCTCTTGCGCGCTCACAGCAGGAAGCAGATCATTCAATTCGCTGCGGAAAACTGGGGGATAGGCGATCGCCAAGTTGACAATTACATTGCTCGCGCTCGTGAGCTTTTAGCTCTTGATGCTGAACTAGCGCGTCCGCAATGGATGCATTCTGCTTTGGCAAGATTGCAAGAATACGAACGCCGCGCCGCTGATAAAGACCAAATCAACACCGCATTGATTGCACTAGACAAGCAAGCGCGGCTGCTGCGATTTGAGATGTCGTGAGCCTTGTTGCAGGCATCTGCGAAGATGCGCCGCTGCTAAGTTTCATGGAGATGCCAACAGCAGCATCTATGGATGAGCTGCTGGTAAGCATCCGCAACGACCTGCACCCTGGCCAGCTTGCGTTTGTTGATGACACCGCAACGCAGATCATTGGCATCTCGGCTGGCTATGGCGCCGGCAAGACCAGAGCACTATGTGCTAAGGCGGTGATGCTTGCCGCGGCCAATCAAGGGTTCATCGGTGCAGTGATGGAGCCAACCGGGCCGTTGATTCGCGACATTTGGCAGAACGACTTCGATGACTTTCTAGAGGCGTACGACATCCCCTACACCTTCCGGGCATCACCACTGCCGGAGTACATGCTGCACCTGCCTGGCGGCGACACCAAGATCCTGTGCCGCAGCTTTGAGAACTGGAGTCGCATCATTGGCTTGAACCTTGCTTGGGTGCTGGCGGACGAGATCGACACGGTGACGCCCGCCATCGCCAACAAGGCATTTCCTAAGATCCTTGGTCGCTTGCGGTCAGGCAATGTCAGGCAGTTTGCAGCAGCATCGACGCCAGAGGGGTTCAGATGGATGTGGAACACCTTCGGCAGTGATGATGCACAGCAGCGCACGGATCGCAAGCTGATCAAGATGCGCACGGCGGACAACCCCCACCTGCCGCCGGACTTTATCGAGCGGTTGCAGGCCAACTACGACCCACAACTGCTGCGGGCCTACCTCGACGGAGAGTTTGTTAATTTAACCACTGGCCAGGTGTATGACCGCTTTGATCGTGCCAAGCATATTGTCACCGAGCTGCCAGACATCAGCCGTGAACCGCTCAGGGTTGGCGTTGACTTCAACATTGGCAATATGTCGGCTGTCATCGCCATCAGGCAAGGCAACAGCCTGGTAGTAGTTGATGAGATCTCAGGCGCCCATGACACCGATGCATTGGCGCAGGAGATCAAGCGCCGTTACCCCGACCACCGCGTCTACGCATACCCAGATGCCAGCGGCGGCAACCGCAGCACCAACGCAAGCCAAACCGATATCCAGATCCTGGAGTCCCATGGCTTCAGCAACCAATCACCCAAAAGCAACCCTGGCGTCCGTGATCGCGTGGCTGCTGTTCAGGCTTTGCTGGAAAATGGCAAAGGCCAAGTCAGGCTTACCATTGCCGCCGGTTGCCGCAAGGTAATCGAGTGCCTAGAACTGCAGAGCTACAACGAAAAAGGCGACCCCGATAAGGATGGCGGCTACGACCACATGAACGATGCATTGGGCTACGTCATCTGGCGTGAATTCAACCCACTGCACGCAGGTGCTGGACGTGGAACCGGCGTTAGGCTATATTGAGCCCGCTCACCATTCACTATCCCAATGCTTACTGGTGCTGAACTGCTCGCCAAAGTCAAGGAACTTGGCGACTGCAATAAATCTGATCTGGTCCGTGCTTGCGGCTACGTCAAAGATGACAAGGTGTGCTTTACGCAGTTCTACGAAGCGCTGCTCGAAGCCAAAGGCGTCAGCCTGGCAGCTACCAAGAAACCAGGCCGCAAGCTCAGTTACAAGACCAAGGTGCAATTCAACGGCAACCTGATGGTCGGCAGTGCATACCTCGACGAGATGGGCTTCAAGCCGGGCGATGGCTTCGAGATCAAGGTAAACCGTAACAGCGTTACACTGACAGCAGCTTGACGCGATAACGGGGTCACATGTACACTGGGTATAACTTCTACGACCGGCCTACGGCAGATCGCAAGGTCACCCGTGTACAGGACCCCAACACTGCATGGTTTGCGCAGGAAGCCCACTGGATTCTGATTGAAGACTTGCTGCAGGGCACGTTCGGGATGCGGCAAAAGCATCGCCGTTACCTGCCACAAGAGCCCCGCGAGCTGGATGAGTCCTACGACAACCGCTTGGCCCGCAGCGTATGCCCGCCTTACTACCAGCGCCTTGAGCGGTTGCTGGCTGGCATGTTGACCCGCAAGCCGGTCAGGTTGGTTGATACCAGCGACACCATTCGCGAGCAGCTATTTGACACCGACCTCAATGGCAATGACCTCAATGTCTGGACCTACGAAACCGCCCGCAAGATGGTCCGTTATGGCCACGTTGGTACATTG